CGTCTTGAATATGTCGGACGCCTGCGTGCCTGCGACGAAGTTATAGATATCGTCGACCGATCCGGCTGGCAGCGTTACGCCCTTAGTGTTGGCGATGTTAAACGCTTCGGTGTACAACGGCTTAACTTCAGCAATCGCCTTCTTCTCTTTGTCGGCCACCAGCTTCTCAATCCGAGCGCCGAACGCGTTCGGATCAAGCACCGGCGCACTGTAGGCGTCGGCGATTTGCTGATCAAGCGACCGCACTTGGCGCTGCACTGACTTCTCTGTTGCACCGCTGATCAGCGCAAGCTCTTCTGGCTTCAATGTCGCTAGATCAACCTTGGCTGGATCGCCAAACAGACGAATCTGGTTAGCGCGCAGATCAGTCTTGGCCCGTGCGAACTGTTCGCCATACTTGGCCTTAAAGACTGGGTCACGCGACGACAGATTCTCAATGAAACTGATGATGACCGGGTTGTCAGCCATCAACGCGCTGATCGGCATTTGCACGCGTGGGCTGCCTGGCGCTTTCAACGACACGCCTTCCTGCGCCTTGGCCGCCTGTTGCAGCGTAGTTAAGAAGTTTGGATCAGCCGCGCCGGCTGCGATAAAAATGTTATTGATGCGGCTGTCGACATCACGCAGCAACTCGTTCTCAGGCTGCACACCGCGCAATCTGTTCACAACTTCTGCGGCTTTATCGTATGCTTTGCCGGCCAGTGGGCCAGTCTTTAATGCTGTACCTGTTGCATAGCCTGCGCCTGCACCCCCAAAGAGCGAACCCACCACGCGGCCAGGCGTACCACCGACGGCTTCACCCGCAGTACCGCCTGTTTCAGCGCCTGCACCGACGACAAACTGTTCGCCTGGACGAGCGACGATTTGCCCTGGGATACCAAAGCGACGCACTGCGGCCAGCGGCGGAAACAGATACGACGCAGGATCAGTTACGGCTTCAATACCTGTGGCTAACACGCGCTCACCAAACGTCTGCGGCATAGCGCCAGTCATTGGCATACCCAACGCGGAGAACAGACGTCCTGCCGGTTCAGTCACCGCAGCTTGACCCAACCGGAACGATTCTGATGGGGTTCTGGTGGGTTCTGATGGCAGTCCCGCCACTCTTGCGCCCAGCTCATACGGGTTAATGCCAAGCCGCGTCAGGTAGTCGGAAAGCGTTTGACTAACGCCGGCGGCGGCGCCTAGTGTGCTTGTCACGCCGCGTCTGGCAGCTTCGGTACGGAAGTCGCCCGCGGGCGCAGCGGGGGTAGTTGGAGCGCCGCCTACCAATTCCTCTAACTCAGCCTCCGTCAACGGCTGATCTGTGCGAAACGATTTTCCGTCAACGGTATAGGTGTAGCCCATGTTAGTCCTCGACTACAGTTACAGTTTTCCCGCTTCTTAGCGTAACAGTACGACTCTTACCTGCGCCGCCGCCAGCCTTACCTTGTTCAAACTCAGGGAAGTTAAAGATGAGCTTAACGTCTTCATCATTAAATCCTGCACGCGTTGCGATATTTTTCTGGTTAGCTATCTCTTCTCTCGCTTTTTTCGCTGCTACAGTACGAATAGCTTTCAACGTGCTGAGTAACTTTTTCTGCGTGTCGGCTGTCGGCGTTGATGTAAAGAATGTAGATAAATAATCCGCCGTTCCGCCAAGTAGTGACGGATCAGCACCAGCGGCTTTCAATTCTTTCTGGCTCAAATCACCCGCACCGGATATCGCCCGCGCAAACTGTGTCTGCGCGGCGCGGAACGATGCAAAGTTACTTGTTTTAAGCGAGTCATTGATATTAGTTATAGCGGTATCGGCCGCAGTAACAGTTTTACGGAAAGGGTCAATAGTTCCGATAACTTTGTCGCGGAACGCAGGAATGTCCTTAGCGCCCTCCTTACCTTGACCGGGCAACACATTGGTGACCGTAGTGCCTTTACCTTGTCTGCGTCCAGTGATTTCCGCATCAATATACGCGCGCATTTTGGACTGATATTCTGGCGTACCCGGTGCAATGCCTGCTTCCTGCAACAGCCGTGAAAACTCGAGCTGCTTTTCGCTAGAATCTTTAGTAGATAACTTCTTGAGATTGTCGCGGTACGACTTGTTGTACGCTTCAGTTCCAGGCGCGCCCGCCTCCAAAGCAAGTTCACGGGCAATCTCAATAGCGTCTGGCACTTGGCCAGGTTTAGCTGCGGTAGTTAACCTAGCCAACGTATTTTTAGCTACGCTTAACGCGCGGTCGCGTTCAGGCGACGCAGGCGTCGCCTCTAACTGAGCGATTTGATCTTCTAACTGCGCGCTGGCAGCAGCAATCTGCAACTCTTTCGGTGTAGCTGCTGCACGCGCTTCACGCGAGCGTTGCGTAACCAATGCAGCATCAGCGGCTGCCTTGCGGCCGTAGTCGGCCAGCATCAACGCACCTTGCTGATCGCCTGCATTAGCGAGTTGTTGAGCGGCGCTGAAGATCGAGTCGGGGTTGCCCAAGTCGATACCGCGCAGCGCCGACTGGCGCGCGGTGATCATGCGCAACTGTGGGTCTTCCGCACCCAAGATGCCGGACAAACCTTGCCCGAACTGCTGACCCGCACGGATCGCATTAAATCGGATGCTTTGGTACGGATCGAGTTGCGCCAGTTCCGCCGCCTGGCGCTGCATCATCAAGTCTTGTTGCCGCTGGTACTGTTCAGGTGAGGTGAACAGACCTAAGATTTCGCTTGCCATGATGGCTCCTATATTCCAAACGGTTGCTTAAATCACGGCCCCATGTAGCCCGGTTGCATATACTCTGCTTGATTGCCAGACCATTGGGCAAGGTTATACCTATCCGCAGGAGTTAATTCGCGGCTACTAAACAACCCACCTAACGCTGACGTCAATTGTTGGTTAGACCCAATACCCTGCAAGAATGCAGCCGTGGGGTTCAGCATAGCCGCTTGCATCTGAATGTCGGCTGCACGTTGACCGCCGCTTAACAGCGCTTGCGCGCCTGCTGGCGATGCTTGACGGCCGCCCAATTGCGCGCCGATATCCAATGGCTGTTGACCAAGCGCCTCAATGTCGCCTGCTGCGCCGAGATAGCCTTGGAACGGTGCGAGTGAACCAACCAGACCGCGCTGGTATCCACCTAGCAGATCAGCACCGGTACCAAACAGCGTAGTGCCGAAAGCTAATTGACGTTGGCCTTGCTCCTGCGCTCTAGCTGCTAGTTCAGCATCTTGTTGCGCAAGTGCGTTGTAGTACGCTTCCAATTCAGGATTCGTTGCACGCAAACCTTCGCCGCCGCCAGGACGCACACCTGTTGCGCCTACTGACAGTCCGGTACGACCTGATTGAAATAAATCGTTACGCAGCGCGGCCAATTGGCGCTCTCGTTGCGGCGCTAAAATGTCGAGCTGCGACGTCATGTAGCGCTGTGCTACTTGTTGCGGCGACTCAGCTAAATACTGCTGGCCTAACTGAAACAGCCGCCCCGAGGCGTCTGTCATCGGCGCGTATAAGCCTGGCGCAGCGGCGGCGAGATTCAACCCTGTCGTGCCACCTAACCCAAGTAACTCATCTTGGAATGCGCGCAGCTGAGGGTCTAAAGTGTACCCAGCAGCAGATACTCTTCCATCCGGGCCATACGTGAATTGGCTTTGTCCAAAACGCGTCGTGATGCCTACAGGACGAAAGCGGGCTTCTTCCGCAGCAATACGCGCGGCGGCTATGTTCGCAGCGGCGGCTTCTGCGGCAGCTCTTCCCGCAGATCGCGACTGTAGCAAGCTGCCTGCTAGACCTAAGCCACCTGATACAAGGCCGCCAATAATTGGAGCCACCATGTCAATCTCCTTTAACTAAATTTCTATTACTTACGCCGTGCGTTTCCACATATAAACAACAATGTACGGCGGTAAATTAGCGTTAGTGCCGGATGAACCTGTTGTGCTGTTAGATACGCTAATACCTGTTGTAGCCGACCCCGTAGTCGCCGCGTCGGTTCTACCCGCAGCGCCGGAACCAATTTGTAGCCCACCACCAGATACCGTTAAGAAGTTATTTCCTGCAACGCCTGTCCCGTGGCTGTGGCCGGAATCCGTAACGCTTGCTGTGTGAGTATGGCTAACAACGATTGCATCTTTAGAACCACCTGTTTCTTCGGCGGTATCAAACGAAGCATCACTACCGTCTAAACCAACTAGAAAACGCCCTGCACCAAAGGCTGTCCACGTACCGAAACCTAACAACGTGCCTGGGTTTGTGCTGCTAGTTGCATTGGTATAGATAGAGCCTACAGGATACAAAGAGCTTTTTATAGAATCCACTATGTCTTGCACAAACGCTGTTGTAGCCAATTTTGTGCTGTCATCCGATGTGGCTTGCGTAACGCCCGTTGTTCCTGAAGGGAGGGACGGCGTGCCAGTAAATGTAGGCGACGTAAGATCGGCTTTAGTCGCAACTGCGGTGGCAATATTGTTAAATTCGGTATCAATCTCTGTACCTTTAACAATTTTGGCTGCGTTGCCAGACGCCAACGCATCCTTAGCCGCAAAGTCAGTACTTTTAACGTAATTGCTCATGATACCCTTCCATTCTTTGCTTGAATCTCAATGCGTTGGATAGATAGCGCCGCGCCGTCAATATCAGCTTCATAACCCGTCTGCACAATCTTTCCTGCTCCTGTGGCTTGGGAATATAGCGTTTGTAGCGCAATGCCGTCAGCATATTGAGCTACTGGAGAGCCGTTAGCGCCGTACTCAGCAATGCCATACTCTGAAACGGATTGCGAGGGTATTTGTACGTTTTGCGACAAATAGTTTTCGGTAAAATCAAACCCCCACTTCATGGTGATGTATTGGTTAGTGCCGCCAATCACCACAATCAATAACCGTTTTAGGATAGAAGTGACACTCTGGTCGCCTAAATCTGAATGATTAGTAAAATACTGCCAACGGTATTTTGTTCCGTT